GTGGCAATCTCAGCTTTAATGAGTAACTCAGGTGCCAAAGACAGTTCGTTCTGCCTGACAATTTGGTTCATGTACTGGAAGGAGAAAGCAACGGGGGCTTGCCGTTTTTTCTCCTTGAGGTAATCTAGGCTCCACATGTGGGGCCAATATGACTCTTCTTCGCCTGTCTCCGGGTTATTTAAGATCGCTGATAGGACGATTTGCGTCCAATTGTTCTGCGGACAGAAGGTTGTTGCATGAATATCATCATGACGGAATCGTGTCCCCAGGCAAATCGCACGGCCTCCTTCAAACATCGTCGGTGCAATCACAGCATTCCAGTTATCCTGCATCATCTTGCGGATGTCTGGGTTGCCAATATCTGCGGCAGATTTCACCGGGTCATCAATTATCACGAGATGAGATCGTTTACTGGTCACCGAACCTTTAAGACCTGCGGCGCATAAAGTAAATTGTTCTTCACCAGTAGTATCAATACCAGCAAACTTATGGTCGATTGACCAGTACTCATTACTTGTAACGTTCTTGAGCAGCTTAACTGTAGGGAAGACGTTTTGAAATTTTTTTGATTCAATGATTCTTTTAATCGTAGCCGATTTAGAACGTGCGATATCAACTGTATAACTAAGATACAGAATTTGCAGTGGTTTTTTTAATGTTGTATGGACACCAATTGCCCAGGCTGTATATAGACCAAGGACAGTAGATTTAGCTGATCCCCTGGGACCCAGTAAATCAATATTTGGTCCTGCAATCTTTGAAAGACAAGAACTATCTTCGTTAGTAACTAATTGACGGTGCCAGTCTTTATGGTGTTCTGCTGGAGGTTTATCAGCCACATACTCGCAGAAAAAACCAAAATCATTTCTTGCTTTTTCAAATAACTCTTCTTGATCTGACTTACGTAAACGGTGATTTGCAGCAGCAGCTTTAGCATTACGCCGATACGCAAGATGCAGATGAGAAGACACGTTATATAACAGATACTAAATAAATAGTACTCTATTTTTTATCTTTATGTCTCTTAGCAGCTTTAGCAGACTTCAAACCCTTTTTAGCCATTTCTTCTGCTTTTTTACCTTTAGCCTTTTCGGATGTATCTTGTTCTTTTTTATCTTCTGTTTTTTCGTTTTTCTTCTTGTAATATTCAAGAAGTTGAGGAGGCATTTTTTTCTTAGCCATAATAATTAAACTTATTATTTAAATGAAGAATTAAGTGCATCAAGACTTTGTTCTTGCAAATTAGTTTCTTCTTGTTGTTTCATCGCCATATAACGATTCAACAAGTTTTGAAAATCAGTTACATCTTGCATCTGACGATTTTCTTCAACTTGCCCTACCATTTCTTCAGGCGTATCTTGGTTAAACATTTAACCGATAAGAACTATTCTTCAAACTGTATTTTAGCCCATATAGACATTCCTGCTTCAGACAAAGGTCCTTCAATAGGATCATCTCTAAACACAGAAGTTAATTCACGCAGGGCGCGATCAGCGCCTGCAAGTAATAAACCTTTTCTATCTTTAGAAGATACAAAGGCATCCACTTGAGCAATTGTCCCACGGAGTTCTTTTTGCATCTGAGCAATGCGTGCTACACCAGCATCGCGTTTGACTGTAAATTTTTCAATATCTTCTCGCAACTTACGAATATCTTCTTGCATCTCCACAATCTCATGGAGAAGAACTTTTAAATGATTTGGTTTGGGGTATACAGCATTAACCCAATCATCAACACAAATTATGCTACCGTCATAACCAATAAACTTGGCGTATAGATAAACTTGAATAGGAGAGAACGTATCTTCTGCAAATGCATTAAAAGATTCTCTAGATGCACTATCTAAATTATCTAACCAATGCGCAAACGTTTTTACGTTGATATCAGAATCGGTAGCTTTTTTGTGATTGCTTGTAGTCTCGTTCTTCATCCTTCTGTCGGAATTCTTGTTGTTGTGCGGCACTCTTGCGTTGTTGGTCGCCAGTCTCCCTCATCTTACCAATAGAAAAGTCATAAGCAATTTGTGCTGCTTGCTTATATTTATCCGAATCAAACCAATCGTCATTTTCAAACGTCTCATCTACATCATCGGGCTCATTAAAGTCCGAATCGCTAGAAGTGGTGGATCTATAAGTGGTGGATACATCACCATCCTTGTCTTCATCTTTATCCTTGTTTGGATCGTAGACCATTGCTTACAACCAACTAATAAATTAAGTATAACAGTGGCTAATGGGATTACCAGAAGCCACTGACAAGTGAACCATAGATAGAAGCATCCCGTGTAATTGAAGCTACTTCTGTTTTACCTGAATTAATAATGCTTTGAAGCTTTCTAGCATTTTTGCCGTCAAGCTCACGAAGTTTAATTTCTTTGAAAAGATCAAAAGCAGCTGGTGTCATGCTGCCGTATTCACCGTAATCAGTTAAGCCTTTATCTTTAATACCTGAAGTTTTTCCTCTTCTTTCCCTATCACCCTTTCCACCTCTATCGCCGTCGCCGTCGCCCAGTCTCCCTCGAAAGGCGTCTACCATCTGTTCAGTGCCGCCACCATGTTTGTACTTATTAAATTTACCCGTGTCGTATGCGCTAACAATATTCTTAAGGCCAGCACCTTTCTCCGCCATCATGCGGATATCTTGTGCGCTGATACGAGCTACCTTGGGATCTTTCTGAGAGCCCTGTCCATATGCCTTAGCGTCCCAATCACTGATGATATCTTTATCACCTTGCTCGCCATACTTTTTGGCGTAATGTTCATAAGACTTTAAATTCCAGTCACTCATGTTACTTTGCCTTCATTTTTTCCTTGGAATAATTTTTTAAGAAACCCATTTCTTTATTCGCCTGCTCTACCATTTTAACTGATTCATCTCCTGTGCCAAACACACCATATCCACCAGTTAAGTTACCTTTTTCATCACGGTGCGACATGCCGTAATAGGATTCCATTTGACGCCTAGTATCGTCTTTATATTTGTTTTGTCCTTCAAGAGTACCGGCCATTCGTGTCTGAATAAAATTACTTAATTCAGCAGGGCTACCGGTTTTGCCCATGGATTCAGCTAAAGTTTTATATGCATTTAGATCATCTGAATCTAAATCACGATAGAAAACAGTGTTAGCAGCACCCTGAATAATTTGATCTTGATTTTCATTAGGAACTTCATAATTTAAGAAGTCACTAAATTTTTTAGAACCATAAAAAGAACTATTACCAGATAAACGAGAATTGATCAAAGCCATTGCTGTAGGCTGATCTAAATTCCCCTTCTGCATAGCCTGAAAGAGGTTCTGTACGTAATCAGCAGACTGCGGCCCATCCTTCATGGTGGCCGTACTGGAATAGTTTAAGAATGGCTTTAACGCATCAGGCGTATCATATTTAGGTGCACTAGGAGTGCTGCTGCTACCACCACCACCAAATAGTCCAAAGATCATGATTAAGCACCTCCAAACATTTGAGTGAAACGAGAAATTTGATCAGGTGCCCTACCACGGCCTGCAAGTTGGAAGCCTGCAGTACGAGTCATATTATTAATGTAAGGAGCACTATTCATCAAGTTAAGTGAATCAATAGAACCTCTTAACTGACGATTATAATCGGCATCAGCAGCCATTTGACCCATGCCAAATTGAGCTGCTAATTGATCAGCACCTTGCTCAGTTTGATATCCCAGTATTCCTTTCTGGAAATCCATTGCCTCAGCAGCACCCTCACGCTGAGAGCGTTGGCCCATAAGATTACCAAATAAACTGAGACCTCCGCTAAGACCGGCGGCAGCTACTATAGGAGGAATAACAACCATATTATTTAGTAACAGTAATCATGTCTCTATATTAACTCAGCCTGATCAAATCCTAATGTAGTTACGAGCAGGAGCACCAGGTATTGAAGCCATTGCCTGACGGATACCTACAGATTGTTCACGAGCTAAGTCTGCTTGACTACGAAGCATATCGCCAAGATACATATTACGACGGCGTGCAGGTTCGCTCAAAGCCTTTGGAACATCTTTAATGAAAGAACCTAAGACTGTATTCCATTGACCCATTTTGTTTGCAGCTTCCGCTTCTTCTTTGCGCATTTTTTTATAAGCATCAAATTGTTCCTTCCAATCACTTCTACCATCTTCCTTCATGGCATAGATGCCTTTAAGCATAGTTACAGTTGTTGGATCCGCACCTTCTGCAATTCCCTCCTTAAGGAATTTATCAAAAGCACTCATTGGCTTAGGTGATTCAGGAGATGCAGGTAACGTTGTTGTAGCACCTGGTAAAGAATCACTGTTATCAGGCTGTGTCATTGCACCGCCAATACCAAATCGAGTAATTGGTTGAAGCATGTTCATCCAGCTACCAGCCAGATTTGGATTACTATAACCCTGGAACCCTTCTCCCATAAAGGAAAAATCATCCAATGCTTGACCGAAAACAGACCCTGCACTCGAAAACGATGGCATCAAAGCCATTGTTTCTGGAGAAAGGAAATTAGCTGGTGCTTGCTGCATTAAAGAAGCAGCATCAAAATTTTCATACATGATCAGAAGCTAATATTAGGAGCCTGCATGATTGCACCGGCATAAGGATTGGTGGATAACGCAG